AGAGGAATTTTGGGATGATGATAACGAATGGTGTAAGTGGAACCGTGTATTGGCAGATATGGAGGAAACTGCCCCAGAGGAATACAACACACTGGTAAAACCTGCGCTCTACGCTGCTAGGATGGAGGGTATTCATCGCCGTATAATGCGGGAGCTACTTAGAGACACGGGAAACGAAGCGCGGACAACCCGCATACGTGGAAGTCAAATACTGGTCGCCGACGAAATGGCTAGAGAAATAAGTGAACAGCTAGAACTCGCCCGTGACGCTAAACCCGGGAAGATACTATGACTGTCAAGTGGTCCTACAGCAGCCTTAAACTGTTCAAGCAATGTGCTAGGCAGTACTACCACGTTAAGGTGTTGAAGGAGTTCCCTCCCTCTGATACCGAGGCTACTCTATATGGTAAGGAGATGCATGAAGCTGCGGAGTACTACGTAAATGACGGAGTTCCGTTGCCTGCTAAGTTCTCTTTCCTGCAAAAGTTTATGGATGCAGTGAACAACCTCCCCGGAGCACGATACTGTGAGTTGAAGCTGGGGATTAAGCGGGTCGATGGGAAATTTGAACCCTGTGACTTTGATGATCCAGATTACTGGTGGCATGGCATTGCCGACTTGGTAGTAGTCGGTGGACGCAAAGCTTACAGTATAGATTACAAAACCAGTAAAAATGCTAAGTACGCCGACCTTAACCAGCTGCGTATTATGTCCGCCGCACTGTTCCTACACTTCCCACATCTGATCGAAATCAAGTCTGCACTGGCTTTTGTGGTTAGTGGGGAGTTTGTTAAGGAAACACATCATGCAATGCACCTGCACGATTACCTGAACCATTTCAACCCAGACTTAACCCAACTGGCGGATTCCTTTACGTTTAATATATGGAACACGCAGTCCGGCCCGTTGTGCAAATTCTGCCCTGTTAAATCGTGTGAGCATCACCCCGAAGATAGACCCTCATTTTGGAGAAAGTAAATGCCGTACAAAAACAAAGCTGATAGAAACTACAAGCATGAGTACGAAGAGTACCAAAGCAAACCTGAACAAATTAAGAACCGCGATGCCCGTAATAAGGCACGGGCTGAGATGATGAAGAAAGGTAAAGTCCACAAGGGCGACGGTAAAGATGTAGACCACATCAAGCCTCTATCCCAAGGTGGCAAGACTGAACCCGGCAATTTGCGTACTGAGTCGGCCCACGATAACCGCTCGTACAATCGCAACAAAGACCACTCCGTTAAAATCAGAGCCTCTAAGAAAAAATAATGGAAATCGTAGATAACAAATTGCTTGTGGTGCGTACCCGTCGCCCACAGTTAGTAACTAGTACCATCAAGAAAAGTAAGGTGGTACGTCAAGTGCAGGATATGCATGAAGTTGCGGTTAACTGGGGGATACACGAAGTGCAAGCGTTAGCGGACTTGAAGATAAAGAATATCCCATCGCCCATTGATCGGGACTACAAGTGGACAGGCAAGCTACAACCATTTGCGCATCAGAAGGTGACCGCTGGGTTTCTAAGTACCCACAAGAAAGCATTTTGTTTTTCTGAGCAAGGCACGGGGAAGTGTGCTGCTACTATATGGGCCGCTGACTATTTAATGAAGATGGGCATTGTACGTAGAGTACTTATTGTCTGTCCACTGTCTATTATGAAAGCTGCATGGCAACAGGACTTGTTCAAGTTTGCTATGCATAGAAGTTGCTCGGTAGCCCACGGTAGCTCAGATACAAGGAAAAAGATCATCAACGCTAAAGATGAGTTTGTAATAGTTAATTTCGATGGCGTAGCTGTTATCAAAGATGAGATACTGAATGGCGGATTTGACTTGATTGTTATTGATGAAGCGAACGGATACAAGAACGTAAAGACTAACCGATGGAAAGTAATGAAGCAGCTAGTGGATAAAATAGGGCGGTTGTGGATGTTGACGGGTACCCCTGCTGCACAGTCTCCAGTAGATGCGTTCGGTCTGGCAAGACTGGTAAACCCTGAAGGCTCACCTAAGTTCTTCGGGGTATTTAGAGAGCAAGTGCTCTACAAAGTGTCCAACTTTCGCTGGGTACCTAAGCCACATGCTAAAGACGTAGTGCATAAAGTGTTGCAACCTGCTATCAGGTTTGAACGTGAACAGTGTTTAGACTTACCCGCAGTTACGTATCTTGATAGGGAAGCTCCGTTGACCCCCCAGCAGAAGAAGTACTACAAGATGTTACGTACCAAGATGGCATTTGAAGCAGCGGGAGAAACAGTCGGCGCAGTGAATGCAGCTACTAACCTTAACAAGCTACTGCAAATCTCAGGCGGTGCGGTATACACGGAGAGTGGAGAGGTAGTAGAGTTTGACGTGAGTAACAGGTTAAACGCAGTGGTTGAAGTAATTGAGGAAGCATCACATAAGGTGCTGATATTCGTGCCGTTTACTCATACTATTGAGCTACTGAAGAAAACTCTGGATAGTGAAGGTATCACCTCGGAGGTTATTAACGGGCAGGTGGCTATGAACAAACGTAGCAACATTATCAAGGACTTCCAAGAAACGGATAAAATCAGGGTGCTAATTATTCAGCCACAAGCTGCGGCACATGGGTTAACATTTACTGCGGCTAATACGATAATCTGGTACGCTCCGGTACCCAGTGTAGAAACTTATCTGCAAGCTAATGCACGTATCAACCGTCCGGGGCAGAAAAACCCCATGACCATCATACACATACGTGGTAGCGAGGTAGAGAACAGGTTGTACACTATGTTACGGAACAACATTACGACACATACACACATAGTTGATTTGTACAGACAAGAACTAGAGGAGGTTGAGTGATGAACGAAGTAACTGTAGGGGCAGACGATACCCCAGAATACCCTGAGATGAGTATGGATGAGTTTATGTTGTTGTTCCATAAGGTAGGGTTAAATAAGGTCGCATTTAAGGGCGTGTTAGATGCGAGGGATGAGATATATAAGTTAGTGTGTACGGCGATGCGGGAAGATAGGAAGATAAGCTGGTGCTCCCCGTGGGACGGTAAAGTTTCCAATAACACTGGGATGGCCCCTGATAAAGTATCCCCAGATGAAGTGCTCCATGCTTTGCATGGTAAGATGTCCACTATAGTAGTAATAGGTTACGACAAAACGGGTAACGAATACTACGTGTCTAACGAACGAGATAAAACCGCTATAGCGAATATGCTAGGGCAAGCTAGGAAAGATTTAGATTCCGCAGTAGTGTCAGATGGTAAATGGGTAGAGGGTGCGTGGACGGAGATTCCTTTATGAGCAAAGATAACGTGATAAATTTTCCGGGGCTTACTACGCTAAATATCGACCCTGATAAAGTAATAGAAGCTGCAAAGGGTAAATTGGAAATGGTAGTAATCGTTGGGTATGACAAAGATGGGTTTGAATACTTCGCTTCTAGTGACCCTAACGGCCCCGAGATATTATGGATACTGCAACGGGCTAGTACAGGGATTCTTAACGCAAATAGCGCAACTAGGGAAGAATAATCCAATTGACAGTTTATAACTTTATACTACAATCAATACCCCAATAAAACATAGGAGCAATCTATGCAAGACGATTTTAATCTGGAGGAGACCGTAAAGGTCTATATCAAACTGCGTGACGCAGTAGACAGCATGAAGGAGCGGCATAAGGAAGAACTGAAGGAGCTGGAGTCACAAAAGGAAGTAGTGTCTAACGTGCTACTGGATTTCTGCAATAGTCAGAATCTGGATAGCGTCAAAACTAAGGAAGGTACCCTAAGCCGCCGTGTCAATACTCGTTACTGGACAAGCGACTGGGAATCCATGGACAGAGTAATTTTAGAGCATGATGCGGTATACTTGTTAGAGCGCCGTATACATCAAGGAAACATGAAGCAGTTCCTTGAAGAGAATCCAGAGGCATTTCCTCCGGGGCTTCAGACCAATAGCGAATACACTGTACAAGTCCGTAGACCAACTAGTAAGTAGGAGTAACATATGAGCAACGTAACTATTTTTAAGAATCAGACTGAAGTATCTACCCGAACCCGTGGGCTTAGCGAACTGGCTAAATCCCTATCCCAAGGCGGCGTAGCAACCCGCAGAATTCAGACCAACACCAACGGCACCTTCAAACGTATTGTAAACGGCGAAGTTATTGGTAAGGCTGTGCGTGGGGAGATTAACGTAATCATCGTTGACCTTCTTACTAAGGTATCCCGTACATACTATGAAGGGAAGTATGACCCTGAAGCTCCACCGACACTACCCAACTGCTGGTCTAATTTAGGTGACAGACCTGAAGAGGCTGCTACTGACAAGCAACACACTAACTGCGCTGAATGCCCTATGAACATTAAGGGTTCTGGGGAGAACGGTAGTCGTGCGTGTAGGTTTAACCGTCGCCTTGCTGTGCTGGTTGAAGGGGATACATCCGGTGAGGTGTATCAATTTAACATCCCTGCTAAGTCTATCTTCGGTAAGGGTACAGGCAACGTGCATCCGTTTGAGAGTTATATTAAGTATCTGCTGGCTAACGGGGAATCCCCAGATGGTGTAGTAACTAATATCAAGTTTGATGATGAAGCAGACACAATGGCGTTGTTGTTTACTCCAGTGCGTAGCGTTACTGACGAAGAGTTTGATATGGTTCAGGCCGCGCAAGCAAACCCACAGACCAAGCGTTATACAGTGCTCACTGTTGCGCAGACAGATGGGGTTACTAAGAAGCCTGAGAAACTAGCCGCCCCCGAAAAGAAGGCGGAAGTCAAAGCTAAGGTGCAACGCTCAGAGGAACCTGATGACGATGGTGATACCCCACCACCTGTTAAGCGTGAATCCAAGAAGCCACAAGCACCATCCGCTAAACCGAAGGCAGACTTAGCTGCCATAGTGGATGAGTGGAAAGACGAAGAATAATTAAGTATTGACTAGGTGCCCCCAACTAAGACTTGGGGGCTGTTTAGGATGTTGAGGTACTATGAGCAATATAGACCTGCTAGAAACCGTATTGGCCCACGATGGGCGATACTGCGTGACCGGACTTAAAAACGGGCGCGTCAATCAATCCTTCCATAACACACTGGAAGACATATACGACAAAGCTGCTGAGCTAATGACCTCCAGCTATGATGTTTACTTTGCCCTTGCTACATTCGGTGACGCTAACGAGCGCACTAAGCCCAACGTAAAGCTGCTCCAATCCTTCTGGGTGGACATCGACTGCGGGGAAGCTAAGGCTGAAGTAGACCCAAACACAGGTAAGCCTGACGGATACATAGACCAAGCAGCGGCCATCGTTGCACTGGGTAGTTTTTGCGAACTGACTGGGCTACCCATGCCGCTACTGGTTA